CCGACAACGGGTGAAAGCAAGGGGCTTCTGATTGAGGAAGCTAGGACGAACTTGTTTACCTACAGTGTCGATTACTCGCATTCAAACTGGAATAGAAATAATTCAGAGGTAGATGATAACGTAATTATTGCGCCTGACGGAACATTGACGGGCGGTCTCCTAAAAGAAAATACGGCGTCAGGCAGCAACCAGCACAATATGAGTCAGGCACCAACAGTAACCACACAACATTATACGATGAGTGCGTACTTTAAAGAGCCGACCATTCACAGCAGACGGTATGTTGGTTTCACAATGCACGGTATGGCTTATGCGGGTTTTGATATTCAAGCAGGAACAACTTTTAATTACGGCTCTGGCTTAACAAACCAGACAATCACAGATGTCGGTAATGGGTGGTACTACTGCACAGCAACGTGGCTAAAGACAAACACAAATGCTGGTGCATATATTATACTTCTCACAGGTGGAAGTAACAGTCACAATTACGAAGTTGATGGTACGAAAAAAGGTATGCACATCTGGGGCGCACAGCTAGAAGCTGGCTCATTCCCAACGTCATACATCCCCACCTCTGGGTCTACTGTTACTAGGAGTAATGATGATGCAGAAATTACCGATATTAGTTTTGTTAACCCAACTGAACTGACGGTTTATTTTGAAAGTGAACAGACTGCAAATAACAATTGGCGCAGGTATTTTGCCTTTGGGGATAATACCGATGGGACGATGGAATATGCAATCTTTAGCAACCCAACTAATAATATTAGTTCGTATGTGAGGGTAAATGACGTTAATCAGGCTTCGTTTTCGAATGGGGGGCAAATTGCAGAAGGTGTAGCTATCCGTGGTGCAATGTCTATTGCCGAAGGCAAAGTTGCAATGAGCATCAACGGTGCAGCGACGAGTACAGACACTTCAGTTAATCTTGCGGGTGTAAATCTGACACGCTTGCGAATTGGTCGTGGCGAAGAAAATCTTTCTTTAAGATTTTCAGACAAGCCGATTAAAAAACTGGCGGTTTACCCAAAAGTTCTATCTGACGCCACGCTTCAAGCAATGACAACGGAGTGACGCACATGCAAACATATTACCTTAAAGCAACCACTGAAGCCGCACTTTGGACAGCCCTTGGCGCAGCGGGATTGGCACACAAAGTCTACAATCCAGATGACCCCCTAAACGTAGCACCAGATGACCTTGGGCCATACGATACGTGGGACGGCCCCAGCGGTGACTTTGAGTGGGCCAGTGACACGCAGATGCTGGACGTTATCGGGCCGATTTACGTCAAGACGGGCAACACGCTGACTGACCCAGACGGCATGGAGTATCCAGAGACACAGGCAGTCGCGGGGTTCCATGCGAACTTGCGTGAAACACTAACAGACGCACAGGTGGCGGCATTGCCCACGGTAAGCGCACCAGCAACGCCCTATCGCATATGGGCGGGAGATAACTGATGGCTAAACTAATAGGAACTGGCGCAAACCAAGTGCCGACAAACGCTGACCTTGGCAAGCTGGCTTATCAAGACGCCATCGCGAATGGCACAGGCACAGCAGGACAATTACTGCAATCTGGCGGGGCTACGGGTTCACCAGCTTGGGCTACTATAAGCACAGGCGCAGATACGGTTACTTTCCCAAACTTTGCATCCCCAAATAACACTTACACTTCGTCAGGAACATGGAGCAAGGGGTCGTTAAATGACGATGATTTTGTTTGGGTTTATTTAGTTGGTGGTGGAGGTGGTGGGTCATATGGCTCGTCACAATATTCAGCAGCAACAGGTGGACTTGGTGGTGGAGCAATTCTTCTGTACGGGAAAGCCAAGTATTTTGATGGTGGCGCTTATGTAATCGGTGCGGGTGGAGCGGCTGGCACTAGCTCGTCACCTAACCAAACCCCTAGATCAAACAGTACATTCACGCTTACTTCTACATACGGCAGTCGAGTTTATACCACGCAAACTGAAGACGGTGCGGGTGGGTGGCTGCAAGAAGTTAACGGCACTTCTGTTTTAGATGCTGTTTCAGGCATTTCCGTAAACAACAATTCAAGCAATGTTTTTTACATCGCTGGTCCTCCAACTGGTTATGGCAATACCAGCTACCCGTACAAGTGGGTTGACGGCTCTATCGGGAAGGGCAGCGGCAGTAACCAAGTAACAGTACGATATACTAACAACAATTACTTTGGTGGAGGTGGCGGCGGTTCGTACGATTGGGGAAATCTTGGTACTGGCTCCAGCGTATGGGCTGGAAATGGTAGTGGATATAATTCTGGTGGTGGAGCGGCTACTGTTCCCGGAGGTGGCGGCGGTGGTTCCACAAGTGGTAATGCCGCTTCGGCAGGGGGAGCAGGGAATATGAGGGTTTATCATGTCTAAAATCTGGTATCATAAAACAACAGGTGACGGCGCAGTATTTGATGATGATGCAAGCCTTGCTGATTGGCCTGACTTCCAAGAAGCTGCTCTTACAACTACAGAACCTTCTGTTACATTAGCAACCCAAGTACGAGCAGAGCGTGACGCACTACTAGCGGCGTCTGACACTATGGCACTAGCTGACCGCATAACAGACGAGTGGCGCACGTACAGACAAGCACTGCGAGACCTGCCAGCGGCAGAGGGTTTTCCTGACGTTAATATGCCAGTAGCTCCAAGCTGACCCCATGAAACTAAATGAATGGAACGGGTTAACCGTTGTCCTAGCTTTGGCGGGACAGGGGGCAGCAATAGTATGGGCAGTTAGTGGGTTGGTAAAGGATATCGAAAGTAACACCCACGACATAACAACAATCACAAATCGTATGGGAGCTATGGAATCTACCGCGCATAACCAAGCGGTAACAATGGCACGTATTGATGCAAACTTAGAGGCAATCAGGGGAGCAATCGACCTAATGGTAGCCGCTAAATAATTAACTGAGTTAACTTTTAGAAGGATAAGGCCAATGGTTGCCGAGGTGTTGGCTGGGATTGCTTTGGTAAAAGCGTCCATTACAGGAATTAAAGGGGCAATAGGGGCCGCAAAAGATATTGGGGCAATTACTAAGGACATAGACAATCTTTTTGACGCCTCTAAGCAGCTTAAAAAAGACGAAAAGATGGCAAAGGCTACGGGTGCCTCTGCAACCCAAATCATCATTGACCAAGAGTTAGCCAAAGAAGCCATTAAAGAGTGTAAAGAGTTGGTGATAGGTCGGTTTGGTTTTAACGTATGGCAAGATATTATTAAGCTCCAACGGGAACAAGCACTGGCAGCTAAAACAAAGGCCGCTGCGGAGCGTAGGGCCAAAGAAGAAACTCAGGAAATGCTAGGTGAAATGGCGGTGGTAGGAACCAGCGTTTTCATTGGTATCCTGATAATAAGCATAGTCGCGGCTGTGCTTCTAGCAATGGGGTAATCCAATGACACTTGAAGAACGACAACACCTAGACATGAAGACGTACCAAGCAAACCGTAGGCATATGTGTTGGGGTGCTATGGGTATGATGCTGTTCTGTACCGCTGCAACTATATATGACCCCTCAAGAATGGCAGAGGCCGAGAGTATTCTAATGGCACAGTACCTTGCTCTTTCGGCTTTGGTAGGTGCGTATTTCGCAGTGGGCCATAAAGAAGTATGATTGGCCCCATAGTATCCGCAATCAGTGGTCTTGCTAGTAGTTACATAGACGGTAAGACCGCTATCCAAAAGGCAAACGCAGAGATAGCCCTCAAGAAAGCCACAAGCGAAACCGATTGGGAACAGTCGGCTATAGAGGCTTCTAAAGATTCGTGGAAAGACGAGCTTTGGACAATAGTTTTCGTGCTAATCCTAGCGGCTAACTTTGTGCCTTCCCTACAGGAATACATGGCAATCGGATTTGAGAATCTTGAGAACTGCCCAAGCTGGGTCCAATGGGGAATGTATGCGTCCATAGCGGCGTCCTTTGGTTTTCGTACTCTCAAGGGCTTTAAGAAATGACAGTGGTGCAGTTTCCACAGGTAGACGCAATAACCAAGCAAAGCCTTGAGATAGAACGTCAGGCACAAACCATTGCAAAACAAGCCCAAGAGATACGCAGGAAAATAGCTAATGAGAACAAGAGACTA